TCAAGCTCAGATTGTATTCTACCAGAAGGAAATATATTGTCAACTATCTTCATTAAATCTGGATCATCTAGAGCTCTTTCTTCCACTTTAAGAGTTTTATCGTTTATATAAGTTATAAAAGCCTCATAAACACCATCAGTTGTCTTCTTTAATTCAACTACTGCTTGAGCGCCGGCTATATTATATTGTTTTGCTAACTCTGGAAAGAATGTTACTATGTCACCACTTGCTACCTTCTTACCTTCTCTAGCTATAATACCTGAGCTTTCTAACTGCGCTGCCGTTAATTCTGAGGTGTAATCTATAAAGGCTTTCTTTCTTGGAAATATTCTTTTTAGAATTTCAGAACCTATAACATCCTCTGGCGTAACATCCTCCAATAGTCTGCCTCTATTCACCTCTGCTATTTTAGGTTCTATTTCTATTAATAATTCAAATCCTTTTCTGAGCTCTGGATCAGCTAATAGTCTAGCTATGGTATCTCTATCCAGACCCTGAGCGCCTTCGAATTTAAAAATTCCGGCCAGTGTTCTTTTAAAATCAGTAGCTGTCTCATCGTATATCTTTTTAACTTTACCTAGAGCATCCTGTAGCTTAGCAATATCCTGATCAAAGGCATCGCTCAGTGGAAATTTTTCTCTTAGTGTTAACAACTCATTTAACTGACACTAAGTCCTGTAAGACAGGGCCCACTCCGGGTATCTCACCTAAAGCTGTTTTTATAGTGTTAGATATACCAGCTCCCAACCCAGTGTCAGTTAGAGACTCTACGTATTTTTTTAGAACATCTATATCTGTCTTGGCTAATTCTAAAGAACTGGCTCTCTGAATAGATTCTATATAAGATTTATAATTACCAGTAAGTCTAAGGATAGCATCGCCCTGCTCATCATACCCTATTACTAGCTTACTGTTAGTTTGTGCTAACTCATTGCCCAACTTTGTGGCGTCCTCTTGTACTTTAGCCAAAGCTAATAGAGGTGCTGTGTAGTTATCGGAGTCTGAGCGTTTTTCTCTAAGTCCAGGAGTAGATACAAGCTTATTAATTTTTTCTAATCTCTTTTGTAACCTATCGTACTGTCTATTAGAGTTTGTTAATTCCTTTATCTGATCTTCTTCTACTCTTCTTGCATTATATACTGACTGTGCATACTGCTGTGCGCTTTTTCTACTTCTATCTAATGAACCAGCCACTCCCCTAAGAGCAAGGCCCATAGTACCTAATGTAATAGCAAGAGGAGCTATAGATTTAAAAAGAGTTGGATCAGTTCCGGCCATAAATTCTGCTACTTTCTGGCCAGTTTTACCAAATAGTTGGCCAGACTTTTCTATAGCATGTCCGGTACCCTTGGCTAGAGATTCCACTATTTGTGTACCAGCTGAAACAAACGGTGCGGTAGACAGACCTAACAGTTGAAATACATCTGTACTATAATCTATAATTCTAGCAGTATTTTTAAATTTCCGGCCAAAATTTTCTATACCTTTACCGGCACCTTCGGCGCCTTTACCTGTAGCTTCTAAAAATGAATTGTATGCGTCGCCAGCAGATTTTATAGAAAAGACCAACTTACCGAAACCAGAATGTAAATCATCCAATCCGCCTACTTTCAGATCTGACGGAGCTCCCTTAGCAAAAGTCTTCAGACCCTTTACTGGATCGCCGAAACCCTTACCAAATATTTCAAAATTGGCCATGCCAAATTCTTTTTGTATTGACTTTACAAAATTACCTACTGCAGACTCACCTCTGCTGAAAGTTTCTTGAATACCGTCAAATATAGCAAGCCCCTTAGAGGCATAAGTAAAAAACAACCCAAGAGCAACGCCCGCTGCCTTTACTGGAGCAGGTATAGCAGACATCAACTCAAGTACAATCTTAAGAGCCTTCAAACCCGTCTTGAACACTGGAAATACGAAACCACCTAGTTGTAATTTTAACTCAGTAGCAGCAGCCTTGGTTTGCTCTAATTGTTTAGAGTAAGTCTTCATAACCTCAAGATTACGTCTTTCTGCCGAACCCTTAGAGTTTGTACTATCTTCTATAGCATCCAGTACTTCATCCCAATTATCCATGGCCACTAACAATGCATTGTATTGTCGTGTACCACCAATAGACTGTGCCACATTAAGTTTCTGAGCATTTGTCAATTCATCCCATTTCATAGACAAATCACTTAGAATATCAAAACCTCTTCTATTTTCTCCTGTACCAGTTACAGTAGGAATCCCTATGCCAGCTAGTTCTTTTGGTCCCTTCTCAGAGAACAATCTTCTGGCTATGAATCTCATAGCTGTACCAACTTCCTTACCGGTCTGGCGAGTAACAGCACCTATACCGGCCACAATACCATTTAACTCATTGAATGTGAATCCAGCATTCTTAGCGGCCGCTGCTGATTTTTTAATAGCATTAGCCATATCGCCAGCGGTAATAGCGTGCCTGGCTTCTGTCTCACTCCACGCATCCAGTGCCATATCAGCACTACCAAGTTCATTACCATATACTTTCATGGCGGCGGTTAAAGCTTCTGTAGCATCACCGGCTGATAAAGTTGTAACGTTAGATGCTAAAGTAGATACTCTGGCTCTATCTATAACCTCAGACTGCTTTAATCCTTGTTGAGCAAAGAGCTTCATACTAGCCAAAACATCTCTTACTCCAACACCATATGACTTAGCAAAATCTACCGCAGAGTTTTGAAGGCCAACAAAGTCAGTCTCTAACGGATTCATGACCATTCTAAGCTGAGCCAAGCCCACTTCTATATCAGCAAGTTCACCTATAGAATCTTTAAGTGCCTGCACACCACCATATACTAAGGTAGCTGCCGCGCCCCACATTATGACACGTTTAGCAGCAGATCTAAATGTACCACCAGACATATGCATTTTATCTATTAAATCTGTTTGTGTTTCTGAAAACTGACCCACAGCCCTACCAGAGTCATCGACAGTTTCTCCGTATTTCTTGAAGTCTACTCTAACATTCTTCATTACATTACCGGCTTGATCAGTAACTTTAATGAATTGACTGAAAGATTCGCCTACTTTAGGGCCACCCTCAGCTTCTGGTCTCGCTGCAAACTCTCTAAATTTTTGGGTATTTCTTCTTTGTAAAGCCTGTTGCTGGGCAGGAGGTAAAAATCCAGGAACTTTAATAGCGCCTGTTTCATATTCCCCAAAAGGACCTTTTTGTAATCTATCTAGATCTATTCGGCCGTATACTTGTTCTATTTGTTTAAGGTACTGAAGTAATGAGCGCACCTGAAATTTTTTCTCGACATCTACTTGAAACTCATCGGACAATGTTGATCTGGAAAACTGAGATAACGCCTCCCTCAACACTCTGGCTCTTTTAGCCATCTTATCAAAATCCCAAGCATCGGTAGCATCTTTACCCATCCTTTCAAATAAATCTGCGTCCTCAAGAACAGCCTGGGCTTCCTTATCCAAATCTGCCAGTTGTTCTACTATCTTTCTAATCTCATCAGCCGGTGCTCCTAAAGTTCCGGCCTCTAATTTATCTTTTAAATCCTTATAAACACCTCTTGTGAACTCATCATCACCAAAAGGTTCAGCGGATCTTTCAAATATTTCTCTTGGAGATGCAAACACGCCAGCTTCTTCAGCTTTTTCTGGTAATAAGAATCTTCTATCTCTAGTGTAAATATCAGATTTCTTACCTAAACTTTTTCTTATGAATCCCTTTTGACCAACTAATCTCTCTATTGACTGTTGGAATGCACTAAATTCTCTAGTGCCGGTGCCTTGCTGACTGGCTAAATCAAAGGATTGTTCGGCTTCTTTGGCTTGTTGAATCAAAAAATCTCCCATGGCTATACGCCATAGTTTATAGGCAGTTATAGATTCTTGAAAGGTTATAAAACCACCCTGAGTTAGCTTTGATATTATGTCAGTAAATTGTGGACCCGTAGGAACTGTTTTTCCTTTAGCAAGAGCTCCCTGGATCTCCGTATGCATTTTACTAAGGGTATTATCAAAATCTAAACCTGATAATTGTGCTTGTAAAATTATAGAACCATCGTGTAATTCTTGTATAGCCTGAAATTGTGTTTTAAGAGGTTCTATAAAAGATGCTACTTTCTCCTTTGATGGTATACCAACAGTAGATCCTTGGCCTCCTCCGCCAGCTGCGGCAAACTGAGAAGGATCTATACTACCATAATCTGGCGCATTTCTCATACCCTGGATGCTCTGTGCAGCCGCATTAGCCTGAGTAGATGATTTACTATAATTAATTTTTATTTCTTTGTATACATTTGCCTGTCCCTGCTGAAAACGAAATACTTTATCGGAAAGATTTACAAAATCATTTATAAATTTATCAGAGTGTTCGACTACCCCAAACATATCATCAAGTTCTTCTTCTAGTTGAAATGATTCTAGAGTCCTAGACACACTTATACCAGGGGTTTTACCAGACACTGAGTTTCTTAACTTTTCTACTAATGCTCTGTGTTCTTCTGGTACATCCTTTAATTCTACATCCAAGCGCTGAACATACTTTGAAACTACATCTCTGGCTTCCTGTAATGTTTCTAAGTCTTGCTTTAAACGAGCTTCATCAAATGAGAACGTTACAGATTTGGCAGGTGTCTTGAGATCTATATCTTCCGAAGGTATAAAATCTATCTGAGCTATTAAATCATCAGCTAATTTAGGACCGCCCTTCTTTTTAGATTGTTGCCTCAACGCTGCCAAATAAACATTTAACTGTGTCCTATATTCTTCAAGTTTCTGTCTAATATGACCAGGTATATCTTTGTCAAGAAGATCTGATAATTCTATAGTACCTTCAGGTATTAATTTAGATATAGTTTCAAATTTAGCAAAAGTTTCGCCTGTGGTTTTAATATCAGAGATCTTTTCGATCTCACCTAAAGCATTTTTATATGTTAAATCTATAAAGCCTGTGATGGGCCCTTCTATGGCCTTCACAAATTCTTGTGGGTTTAGATGAACAAATTTTTCTATTTCTACGGTTTCTTCAAGACCCTCAAAGTCCTTTTTTATCTTTCTCTGTAATTTAGCGTGTAAGGCTGATCCTATATCAAAAGCAGCTTGTGTGGACGGATCTAATTGTTTTTTAGTTCCTACTGGCAAATCTCCAGACTCTGTATCTACTAGATTCTTAGCTATAGCCTCTAGTTGAGATTTACGCCTATGACCAGCAGTAGGATCTTTTACATCTTTAAGAATCGCGCCTACGTCTTCGCCGCCGGCTTTAAACTTACTACCACTGAATGTTTTTAAAGTAGTAGTAAAAAATTTCCGCTTAAGTTGTTCATAATTATCCGGGCTGGTGTCAGGAAAATATTTCTCCTGGAGTCCTTTAAATTTAGGATCTTCAAATCTACCAGCATGTCTATCAAACCCAGCGTCTACATCTTTGAAATTTTCTTTTATCTTATCTTGTATCTTTCTAATGGCATCAGCACCATGCTGATCCATTTTAGCTCTCATCTTATCCAACTCATCCATAGCCAACTGTTGTGGGATAAAATCTGGATTAAGTTGACCCATTAAATCTGCGCCGCCAGTTGGGGCAGGCCCACCGCCGAACATAATACCCACATCATTAGCTATACTATGGATATGTACAGGAACTATCCCGCCTCCCATAGGAAACATACCGCCCACACCACCTACACCAGTACCACCTGTGCCAAAAATACTTCCCTGGCCGGCAGCAGGTCCATATAGACCTCTTTGAGATTCCCTTTTGGCCTGGCCGTGGACACCTATATCAAACATATCCGGTGCAAATTTATAACTTTTCTTTATATCATCAGGCTTTGGCACCTGACTTGAAGTTGGAAACAAAGATAATAAAGTAGTCCCTTCTTTTGCCCTAGTAGCTAGAACATCCAATACTCTATCCATTTCATATACTACAACAGCAGCATCAGATAGTTTTATGGCATATTCTTCAGCCTTTTTATTTATATCCTCTAAAGAAAGATCCTCATCACCGGCATATTTCTTCTCGCCTATTTTCCTAAACTGACCTAGCAAACCCGAAGTTACATCTAATTTTTCCTCACGACTTAGAGTAGGAACTCCAACTAAATCAGCTAAACGTTCTATTTCTTTAGTCTGGTTTTCTGGGCTCTTTGAAATAATATCCTCAACCAGAGATGGTATTTCTTTACTTTCAGACACCCTAGCAACCAAATTCTTCATGTAAGATTCAGCTTCCTGGTCTCTGGCTACAAAAGCACTTCCTCCCAGCTTATTATATTCACTCTCAATTTCTTCCTGATCACGTTTGATATTGTCAAGGGTGCTTCTTACTAACTTACCGTAAGCTCCTCTATCATCTCTACTAACTGCGTCAGCAAAAGCATCTTGTATATTCTGTGCTGTGGCCTTGGCCTCTCTATACTGCTTTAATATACCTTCTGTCTCTTCAGCGCCCTTTCTTAAAAATTGTACACTAGATGGTACTGTAGGCTTTCCATATTTCTCACTAAACGTTTTGACCTGACTGCTAAGATTAGGTGAAGTTCTCAATGAATATAAAGGTAACTGTGGAGCAGTAACATGCTCTCTTATATTTATACCACCTTCCTCTATTTCTTTTTTCACTTGTGATCTAGCAAAAGATTCAGGGTCACCTATTCTACTGCGTTTTTCTGGAGAATATTGAGATACTTGTTTAATTATACCCTCAATAGCAGCTTCTTTAACTTGAATTGCCATTTCATCTAGGAATGATTTAAGTCCAGTAGCTTCTACTGCTAATTTTATTATCGCATCTCTATCTGATCTTGCCAATTCTGCAGGACCATGCTCAGATTGGCCTCTAGCTTCATACAAAGAAACTAACTCTTTTCTTATAGTATCTGTTGGCAATCCTCCCAATCTTTGTCTAGAAGTTTTTTCTATTACCTTAGAAAAATCCAACAACTGTGAGTAATCAGATTGACTTTCGTCCATTATCATGGACCACAATTCCTCAACCCCTTGTGCTCCTCTAGATAAATTAGCCACCAATTCTGTAGCTACAGTGGCACTACCACCCTTTTTTACATCCTGTCCTTGCTGCATCGCAAATCTAATTGACTCACTAAGTTTAGCATAGAAATCTTCTATAACCGCTTGCTGAGACCCGCCCGTAATTTGTAAACTAGGATTACGAGCAAGGAAAGCTTTAGAGGGCTCAGCTGCGCCTTTACCAACATTTGTTGCGCCGGTACCAAAACCAACATTAGATTCAGCCAATCTACCTACACGATATAGACCTTCAACTTGTATACCAGCCTGAACTTTAGCCAACTGAGCTTCTACTGCATTTTGAAATTTAGATTCAAATACCTTACCTGTTATAGATTCTTCTAATTGAGCAGCATAAGATGTGGATAAATCCTCATCGACTTTCTCTATAGCCATGAACAATTCGTCAGCAAATTTTGTCCTAGTTTTAGTATCTCCCCTTTTAGTAACCGATTCTACCTCAGTCTTAAGATCTACAAAAGGAGACTTAACAGAAGCTATAGCATTTTCAAGGGCCTCTTTAGTCTCATCTGCAACTTCTATACCTGAAAAAGATTCAGATAGAGCATCCTCCAACGCCGCGCGTATACCTCCGGCGCCTAAACCTAATATACTTAATTTTTCTGCCTTGCCAGCGTATTCTAAAGTGGGCTGATCTTCTCCGGCTACAGCTTGTCCTGTGAGATATGGTTTAATTAGAAAATCAAAGCCCTGACCCTCACCGACTTTTTTAATAAAAATTTCCTGCATCTCTGCCAGAATAGCAGTTCCAGAAGGCTTCCAGGCGTTAAGAGCATCAGCAGTAAAGAATGTTCTATATGCCTCCTGCAAACCTTCCTGGGCTCCCTCCTCTCCTTTACCAAACTCAGCCACAGTTTGATAATGTTTTTTTATTTCCTGACGCGACTCCTCAAGGCGAGCTGTGTGTACAGCTATAGAGTCACCGTCAAAGTCTAATTTAGAAGTATGAGCCGCATACTTAGGTGTAACTTCAGAAACAGCTTTAGCTAAACTATTCATTAACTTTGTTAATCTTTCTACTTCAGCTTCTTGGCCTGCGTCTAACGGGGTGCGAGATATATCAGAAGCCTTAAAAATCTCATCTCTTCGTTTACTTAAAACATCAATGATACCTTCTGTAGGACTTTTTATCTTCTCATTAAACTCACCTATATCAAAATCAGAGGTGCCGGGAACAACAAAAGATTTGCTAGCTCTCTGATTTAACTTACCACCCAATAACTTAGCTTTATATGGTACAAGAGATGATGGACCAGTGATAGGATATCGTACACTTTCCACAAACGGATTAGTTCTCTCTAATTCAGATTCAGCTAATGCTTTTGCTTCTTGAGCTGATTCCAAATCAGCAAATTTAAGTTTACCTACTTTAGCAAATGGATCTCCTTTTTTAGGAGTAACTTCTCTTGCAGCATTATTTACTAGAATATTTAAATTTTGTATATATTTTAACAGATCAAAAAGATTACCTTGTACTATCTTTCCACTATCTTCGGCTTTTTCTACAAACTTTCCAGAAAAATCAAGTTCTTTAGAAAAATCTACTGGAAGTTTTTTAGCTGTAACAGTTGGAATACCCAACTCATGTTGCTTCAGAACTGGGAAACCAGCTTTAATTTGTTTAGCTATTTTTTCGCCATGTTCTTTGGATAATTTATCTATATCTGTTATAACTCCAGCTAAAGTGTCTTGTTCAGCAGCCGGTAAGTTTTGTTGTATGTTTTTTAAACTATCTCTAAATTTAGCAAAGTCCTCAGTTTTATCCACTATACCAACAGTAGCTTTTTTCATCACTGCCGGAAACTTACGTGAGAATACAGCTGTACCAATAGCACCCTTTTTACCTATTGCTGTTTGAGCTAATGAATGAAAATAAGATATCTTGGCTTTCTGTAAATTATCCAGAGCTTTCTCATATTTGAACTGTAGCTCTCTATCAATGTCTATACCCAATCTAGATGCTAATTCCAAGCCGCGGCCGGATTTTATATCCATTCTTAGCTAAATTTTGTTTTTCTTGTAGAAGACTTAATATATTAGAAGGATCGCTAGTAACCTGGCCCTTAAATCTATTATCACCTAGTAGTAAAGTACTATACTGTTGTATATTTTCCAGGTTGCCGCTCGATAGCTCAGCTATACCTTTTAGTACAGTATTGTAAGCATCTTGTGCACTTGGGCCCTTACCTAATAATAAATCAGTAGCTTTACCTATAGCATCAGCTAAAGCTAAATTCTCTGTTTTAGCGGTTGACCTTTGACGTTCTAAAAAAGCCTCAACGTTGGCTACTTCAGATGCTCCAGGTGCCAATGGAGTTTGTCCTGCCGCGAAACTCTTTACTCTAAATGCCTCAGCTGGAATTTCATCCGGGGCTTGAGATGTAGATAATGCATTTTTAACTATTGTTAATATGTCATCTAATCTAGCAGTAGCTTCTGGAGTTTGTTTAAATTTTAAAGTTTGAGTTTCCTTTAAATACTCCGCTATCACATCCTTAACTCTTCTTTTTACTGTAGATGATACTTCACCCTCACCAGACAATAACGATTTTTGTACATCCTGTCTAGAACTAAGTATTGCTTTGGTTTGAGCTGCTCTTGGATCGCCGGCGGACAATAACCCTTGTAACTCTTCTTGTAGAGTATCTATCTCTGCTTGTAGAGTAGCCGGTCTGTCCAAAAGCTCTGAAGCTTTTCTAGCCATATTAACTACATGCTGTAAGTTACGGCCTATTTTTTCAACTCCACGCTCGCCAGCTACCACCTCCTCAGAATACGTACCTCTTGCTAAAGCTCCTGGAATATAAAAAGGATCTGTTTCTCCTGGTTGGCCGCCGGGAGAAGTTCTAGGTAGGTCAACTAAAAAAGGTTTAGAGAATTTCTTTATATCGAATAATGTACCTTTTAAATCTCTGGGCTCATCAGTATCTTCCATTTTTGATAAAACACCGGTCGTCTGATCAAAATATTTTATCTGATTTAAATTAACCCTTTCCAAATAATTCACTTGACGAGCCTGTAGAGTGCCAGTTTCGTCAGCCATGAATTGTAACGCCTTTAAAAATTCTAATTGTTTTCTTTGATTAGAATTGGTACTATCTACTATTTCTGATAGTAAGCTAGAATTTTCTCCGAACACAGTTGAATACGCAGACAACACAGGAATATCTACACTAGCGCCTTTTTCTCCTCTACGTATATCTGATTTTTTCCACGGTTCAGTAGCGCCAGGTTCTTCCACAATAGATAAGAATTTAGTTCCTACAATACTCTTACGTTCCTCACCAAGCTCATCTATAATGGTGGTATAAAAATTAGATGCTTTCTCTATAGCCATAGCTCTTTGAGCTATGACTTTAGCTAGATCTGGATCTTTACCCTTCCCTAAGGCAAGGGATAATTCCTCAATGTCTTGCGCAGAACCTACAGTTTCAAAACCTAGAGCTTTAGAAAGTTTACTAAACTCTCCAGTAGTCCTTCCACCACCTTCAGTTTTTTCTCCAAGTAGTTTCTTATAGACCGCTGGATCTAGCCTAGTAGCTATAGTAGTAGCCCCTCCAGCACCCACCGAAGCTATACTACCTAATACAGCCGCTAAAACTTCTGGCTGTAAACCACGTTTAGCTATACCAGTAGAACTAATTCTAACATCAATGGCCTGCTCTTTAAATACTCCAGCCTTAGGAAATGCCTTCTTAAATATACTTCTTATATCTTGTATGGCGGACTTATCTCCCGGCAATTCTCTACCAGTTAAAGTTTTGAAGGCTTCAGAAGCTTTACCAAAAATTTCCTGTTGCTTAAGGGCCTCTTCTGGAACAACCAAACCTTTCTCTGCATTTTTAAATAATTCAAATATAAATTTATTACCTGATTCTTTAAGCTGAGCCCTTAAAGATACAGTATCAATTCCTTCTGATTCTAATTCCTTATTATGTTTAAACACTACACCAGATAATAACTCTCCCATACTTCTTGGCAACAAAGCCACTCCCAAGCCTGCCTTTTCACGCTCTTTGCCGGTTAGAACTTTTACCTTAGCTTTAGGAAAAGACTTTATTATATCTAAAGCATTACTGGCTTCTTCTTTTCCAAGACCGGTAGGAGTAACACTTACTCCTTTAGATCCATATCTAGATATAAACTTTCTACCAAAAGAATTCAAAAAGACTTCAGTTAATCTGGCTTGCTGAACTTCTACAGGTTCTCCACGTAGAACTGTTATAGAACGTTTAATCTCATCTATAAAAGCCTGATCTGCGCGGCCTTTATATTGTTCTGGAACACCAAGTACTTCTTGTATTTCTCCAAGTACATTTTTAATATCTATGTCTTTTACTGCACCAGCCCTAACTTCTCCTACGTCAGCTGCTCCCTCTACACTACTACCTAAACGGCCACCTGGAGAAGGTCGCACTAAAGTTTTTGTAGCGGCAGTTAGAGCATCAGCTAATTTACCAGATACAAGAATCTGATCCTCCATAGTACCTGCAGTATTACGAAGCTCTGCTAATACATTAAAACCAAATCCCTTATCCCCCAATCTACCTGACGAAATTAACTCCGACTCCCTACCTGACCTCAAACTAGGAAATTCTGTTCCATAACCTTCTAAGCTAGTAGCTCCAAATTTACCGGCCATAGCATCTAATTCTGCTTTAGAAGCCTCTAAAGCATTAGTAACACCAGATATATTCTTACCTAAATTATTAAACTGAGCTCCAAGAGGAGAAAGTTCTGAAAGCACATCAGTATATAATTGAGTAGATATTCCTCCCAGGGCAGCTAGATGTTGCTGACCGGGCTTTGTTTGTCCTGGTCTAAGAAAATCTACTTTAGCAGCAGTTGACTCTGTAACACCTAGAGTAGATATAGAACGTATACCCTCGTTTAAAATATTTTCATTGTTTATAACCGCTTCTTTTACTATTTCATTAAGTCTTATATTTAAATCTTTTATATATTTAAGCTGAGCTTCTGGTTTGAAATCAGTAGGTTTCTGACCAGCATATACATCTGACGTTCTTGAAAGAAGATTTAATACTTTATCCTGTTGAAATCCTCTTCTAGGTCTTCCAGGTTCTATAAGAGGTAAAGATTGAACCACATTTTTATATACTGCTGATTCATAATCCCTTATTCCTTTATCAAATGTTGGATTAGTAGCTAGATTTTTTAATGGCTCTGACTTTCCTTCTATACCTTTTACAACCTTAAGTATTATATCATACACATTTTCAAATTCTATTTTGTCGAGGCTCTTAACAACATCGTACGCCGATAAGCCTGCTTTTTTCATAGCTGTTATAAGTTCAGTGGTAGCCTTGTTTAATTCTGCGGGCTGTAAGGTCTGACCAACATTAGATGATAGTTAACAGAAGCAAAATCTAAAAGAATCTCCTCGGCTAATTTATTAGCAGCATCTAAGTTTAGACCTGTAGGACGTATACCTATTTTTCTAATCTTTTCGGCATAACCCTTACTGTACACCAAAGCCTGTTTTTCGGCCAATTCGTCATATAATGTTTCAAATCCGGTTTTAAAAGTACCAAATTTCTGCAGCGATCTTTGACTACCTTTGGCTGTCTCAAAAACAGGGGTACCTGTTTTTGTCAGTCTAGCTGCTGGTAAACTTACAGTCCTAATTAATTTCTTATCTCTTAAATTTTTAGTAGCTTCGGCTTTACCTACTGTGGCCTTAAAAACTATTTCCAAATCCTGTCTATCTTTAGCTATCACACTAGCCAATTTCTTTTTTAAAGCATCACTGGGTAGTATTCCTGCTGATAAATCGCCCCTCTTTATGTTTATAAGGTTACTTTGAATTCCCTCCAATTCTTTTATAGATCTAATTTGCTCTTCAGAAGTAGACTTAAGCCACTTAGCTACCTTATCAATGGCAGCTCCTGTGTTAGGTAACTTGCTAGATATTTCAGTAGATATAGCATCCGTAAGTTCTCTTACCATAGACGCAGGAGTACCTTTGGTAGCAGCTCCTCTACCTTTTAATCTAAGTTGTTTCTTTATTGCTTCTATATTAGCTATATCAAATCCGAACTGTTTGCCGGACGTTTTAATATTAGAACCTTCTATAAGTTTAAAATATTCCTGTATACTTTTTTCAGTCCCTTCCCGTACCACTGCCCAGCGCTTACCTCCGGCTTCAAATTCTTTAGCCATGGTATCAACAATATAATCTTGTAATTCAAATAAAGAAGATGATAAATCGTTTATATGATCTTGAACAAGCTGTTTTTGTCTTTGTTGTCCTTTAGTGGCACTACCCTCAAATTTTAAATTTAGACCAGCCTTACTAGCAGGCAGTGCTACCTCTGGATATGCATTTATTGAGCTAGGACCTCTCAACCTAGAGTTCATTATCTGTATACTCTTGACTAACGGACTAATATCTCTAGAACCAGGATCAGTAGTTTGAAGTGGTGCTTGTGGCGGTTGCTTGGCTGCTTCCTTTAGAGCCTCAGCGGCGGTATTAAGTTTATTGGTAGCATCTTTCAGGCCAGCAACGATTTCTTTATCAGATTCTTGTGGCGGTTTGTTTATTTTTTTCTGTACATCATTAATTAGAATTCTTAGTTGATCTAATTTTTTTGAATTTGCGCCTGTTGGAGTCCGGCCTGCGGCCTCTTTAATATCTGTAGGCTTAAAAGATTCTACAGCCTTAACTAAAGAATCAAAATCTTTACTAAAATTCTCAAGCACTGATTTATCTTTAGTACCAGCTTTAACTTCTTTTGAAATATTAACTAACTCTGTTTTACTTTCCTTACGTATATCATTAATAAGTTTAACTATTTCTTTAAAGCTTTCTTTAATAATCCTACCTGTATCAGTAGACTTAGTTGTACCTGTAGTAACAGACTTAGTATTCTTATAAACATTCTCTAACTGTTTACCTAAATTATCAACCTTCTTATTAGTACCCTTTAGGGTAGTGTCTAGTTGTTTGATATCTTTTGAAGCAGGAGTTTTAAGTGGTGCTTTTTTAAGTTCCGCGGGAATAGATTTAACTATTCTATCAAATCTATCAAGAAAATCCTTAGCTACAAGCTTCCAATTTTTAGGATCTATAAGTTCGGGAGCTCTTTGTGTAACAGCTCTAGTCTTCTGACCAATAGACTGTTTCAATTCTCCTATAGCTCCAGAGACTTCCCTCATTATATCTTTCTGGTCTTTGGCTAAAAGTTTAACAGATCTACTTAGTTCTTTAAAATCATTATTTACATTTTTTACTTCCCTGGCAAATGTACCCAATGACTTAAGTGCTTGAGGAACTTCCTTAACATCTATTCCTCCGCCAGATTTCTTTAACTTAGAAAAAGAATCTAAAGCTTTTACAGTAGCGTCCAGACCTCTACTCAATGATTCCACGGTTCTGTTTAAATCCTTTATAGCAGAACCAAACTCTTTAGATACTACTCCTCTCAAAGATGCACCAATGGCATTAGAGAGAATTTTTACGCCTTGTGGGGACAGTTCAACCCCCGCCTTGGACAAAGCTGTATTAACAGCTCCAACCATTCCACCTATTTTTCTATCTACAGACTTAAATATAGTTTCTAACTCTTTACTATTTCCAGCCTGTCCTGGTTTTACTTTCTTGAGTTCTTTAAGGAGAGAATTGGCAGCCTCTACAGATATAGTTTTAGTAGCATCTTTTACTATTCTACCAATTTCTTGATTAGAAACACCACCGCCAGACTGACCACCGGGCTGGTGTCTTATTATTTCTCTTACTAATTTGGTGAGAACCTTATCAAATTCCGTATTAATAGTCTTAGCTAACTTAGCATTAGTATCCTTAGCTATCTTTTCATAAACTTTGCCTATCTTACTAGCTAGCTTATTCTCATCTATTCCTACAGATTTTGAAGGTCTTCCAGCACCACCGCGGGAACCTTCCCCAGTGATGTTGTGATTGATGGTGTAGTCTGCCAAGTGGGCACCTCCCTATTATTTAATAAAAAGTCCCTGTATTCCTAACCTATCATTTCCGTTTCTTGCGGGCTGTCTTTTTGATAGCCGCTTTGTCCTTAATCATTCGTGCTTCTCTTGGCTTGGTGTAATCTATGTCTTCATAAAGTTCATGAGACTTAGTTACTATAACTTCCTGTTTGTTAAATGCAGATAATTTACCTCTATTACCTAGTTTGTTCTTATCTCTCTCGACAGCATCCTCTCTAGTCCTTTCCTCGTAATATGCTTTCATATACGTGTCAAGAGCATCATCGTCTTCTACGATGGTATCTGGCGGTCTATCCTTAGGCATCATCTCATATATATTCTGATAGAAATTAGACCAGTACGCCAGGTTTAACATATCATTTGTATATTGTGATGTCGGTACGCCAAATAATGGGTCCGACACCTTCTGACTAGTGACATAACGTATTCGCCATAAACTATGTCTTGCTAGGCATCTTATTATTTCTGTACTAATTCCAGCTTTAAATCTTAAAAACCCCATCAATATAGAGTCTCTATAATCTAAGTCATTTTCTTTTAACATAATGTCGAAGGTATCCCAACACTTATTACCATCTTCATCGGTTGAACACGCCCAACATAAATACAAAGCTCGTTCCTCTTCGGCCTTACTGTCTGCCGATAGGGTGAGCTTCGATGTACGTTTATATTCTAACTCCAATATCTTCTCTTTAATACCAGCTATAACACCTATAAGCCTGTCTTGCCTGGCTTTTATTCTAGTGGTCTTACTGAGAATAATCTCTTGGGCATTTTTCTGTGCCAATAATTCCTCTAACTTGTCTTGATCTGCCTGAGTAAATAAATTTCTTGCTTTTATCAACGCGGCCAAATCTTCCATAGACAACATTCCAGAATCTGTGGCTCTTTTAAGAGCTTTATCATATATTAAATCAGCAAGCGCCCTAGTCCTATTATCAGGATGTTTAAATATAAAGAGCTTACCGTCTAAATTGAACAACTCTGTGCCGGTGAAAATTCTATTTAAATATCTTTCTACCTCTTCAGATGTTAAATCCATTATTCAGATAGTTCTTCCTTCTTAGTAGTTGCTTTCTTAGCAGCAGGCTTCTTCTTCCTAGTAGCTCTTTTCTTAGGAGCAGGTTTTTTTTCTTCCTCTTCAACTGCTTCAAGGGCTTTAGCGGCCTCAGCGGCCTTATCCAGGATGTCAATTTCTACTTCTTTCATAGCTTGGGCTTCTGGAGTTTTCTCTAAGAAATCTGATTCCAGTCCTTGTAGATACAACATAATCTCAAAACGAGATTTAAGGGCCAGAGCCTGATTCTTTTCTTGAAGATAACTTTCGAAGTCTTCCCAAATTCTCTCATCTTTAGCATCCACTATCATACTAGAAGTTAGATATTCTAATCTAGCATCATCAGCTAGCTGTTCACATGTATTTGCCATGGGGCCATTCAGACGTTGGTTCCACTGAAACAATTCATCTCTTGCCTCAGCTACTTCCACTGCTAAATCCCTCTTGGCTTCTACAGACTCAGCAATTTCTAAGGCCCAAATCTTCTCATTAAGCTGTGTGGTTAATTCAGTAGCTCGCTGTTCAAACTCAGGTCCTACTATACCTCTACGACGTAAGATGTCCATCATCTCAGCGCTAGTGGTGATCCCTTCAGTTAGAGATCTGGTATAGGTTCTACTATAATTCCAATCCGCTTCCCTGATGTCGTTAGCATTAGGTGCAACGACAAAGTATTCTATTTCGTTAGGTCCAAGAAAAGATCTTTTCTCAACCTTAGTTTCTTCTGCCATGTTATAATCCTCCGTTTCATTATCTCTGAATTTGAATTAAATCTTCAGAGACAGCCTTAAATTCAATTTTATATTGATCGTCAACTTTGCGATTTATATTCCTGATACAATTATTTCCTACTCTAAGGATCTTAGATCTTAGAGGCCTGAAATGTGGTTCGGGACAAGCAACCTGAGCAAAATCCAGAGCTTGTTCGAACATAAACGTGACCTCTTCCTTTATCAGAGCCTTGAGTTTCTGTGTGTGTTTGTCCTCAACAGTCATGTCCTATAATCCTCCCTAATTTAAAAAGGACGGGAGGGGATATCCCTCCCGCCTCCTATATTCCTATTATCCGTTTCTGCGAATCTTGAAGTCACCAGTGATGTCGCCTATAGCGAGCTCGCCCTTAATAACATACATGTCATTAGTAGAGCGGAAACCAAAAGTCTGTGTAGCATTGGCTCCTACATCAAGAGTATAAGCTTCGTCAGTAATCTTCAAATGTTCAACAACGACGGTCTTCAGTGGGTATTCTGTACCATTTTCAGCATACGTACCCTCTGTTCCCGCGGTGAAATAATTCTGGTCGATCAGTGAGTTATCAGCACCTAAGATCTTACGATCTGCGCCAACACCACCTGCTTCCTCATCAGTCTGAGCATAAACCTTTACCACCATGATCATGTTCTCTTTACCGAACAAGTCGGCAAGATCGATATCATCCAGTGTTCCATCTTCATACTCAGTCAGTTTACCAGCAAAACGAGCCCAATGTTCTAGGTCGCCTGCAGTGGTATCCATGGTTACCGTAATCGGAATAGGCAGGGTCAAAGGTCTATCAAATGGACCTAAATGACCAAGCTCTAGTAATGCCTCACGGGTAAGGTCTGCAGTAAGAGTAGCAGATGTAAATCTCCACGCTATAGCATCTCCCCAATCAGCATAACTTTCATCCGGGTCAATCAGGTAAACTTCTACCTGGCCCTGACGAAGAGCACCAACTGTATCAGGTCTATCTACTGTGTCTAAAACATCAAAGTAACTTTGAACTGCAGTTTCTGCATAACCGTCGGCAGCATAAATAACTTCTACTAAATCGCCAGTAGTATCCATAGCTGTGTAGTCGGTCGGCAATGTAATAACTCCGGTAGCAACAACATAACCAGCTTCAGTAGCTGTGGCAGCACCTTCTGCTATTTCATAGTTCAACTTTTCTTCTTCGCTGGCATCATAAATTGATATTCCTGGAGCTCCATTAGGGGCTTTTCTCAAGAATGCCAAATTGCCATCGGACATAGTAGCAACAGTTTTAAGATCTGTACCAACTCCTTCCAAAGTAACGGTGAGAGTTCCACTAGCAAGAGTAAAATCCTCGTAGTTAACAAACCTTCCGTCGTTCAACAGCCACATTTTTTGATCTGTCTCTGCACCATAGTTCTCGGTCGCGTTAGCACCGGTGGTGTAACTAAACTCTAAACTATTGATGTAAACTTCGTCCATCCACATGGTCTGGTCGATATTATCGGCCAGCGTACCTAGAGAACACTCGTCTTGAACAGGTGCCCATAGGGACACACCAGGTAAATTACCACAAGTAATAGCAAAATCTGGCAGACCTACACCATGATAAAAACTAGATGTGGGCTCCAAATTAGTACCACTAACTACAACCAAGTTAGCATTGGTAATGATTGCGTCAGCATCCATTTCCAATTTAGCTGTAGCTACCTGCGCCAAAATAGCAAGTGTGCGGACATCTCCAAAGTCATTGGTATTCAGAGTAACCGCAACAGCGGGTACGTCATCGACAACGTCGATGATGTCCAAGTGACCAAGTTCAAAGATATCTTCTGATGTGAATGTAGTCGTACTTCCAAGAGACTGGACCCTATAAAGGACCTCACCATTGCACCACACGCTCTGTGATGCATAGATTATTCTATTTCTAGCCATAATGTCTCGTTCCTCCTATGATATTAATTATCTTAGAAAATTTCAGGTTGGGTTTAAAAACAAATTAATCCTAATTTACCATCATCTGGCTGAGGCGGCCGAATAATAATAATCCTTTCCCTCCTACATATAAGTGTAGGTAACTAAATCAAATGTAACTTTCGACCTGTAGGCATTTAGGTCGCTTAACATTACTTCATTGCGATCTCGGGTCATTACCAGTGGCAAGCTGACATGACGCGATGTCACATTCATAAATTCCATATTTCCAATAACATGTGATGCTCTCTGTCTATTAAATAGAGAGGTTAGTTTATTGTCGGTTTCTTTGCGCCCATACCAGGTTCCATCGTAATCTAACATGGTCCCTAATGGGAAATCATACAACGGCGCAGTTTTATTAAATAAGGAGTCTACAAGCTCCTCTACTATATCATTTCTCTCGGCTGGATTGGTTGCAAAAACATGTAAATCTACCTTTCTTATTTGCTTTTTTCCACCGCCAAGTTGGTATCCAGCTTTGTCTGTACCATGCATATCTACAACCACAACTGGAGGATCGGCTGCCTCTACCGCAGCCCACTCGTCTACCAAACTGACGTAGTGCCAATAGTAGTCTATATATACTGGTGTTGCTACAGTACCATCTGTAATTATACGACCGTCTAGGTAATCTACCATGTAGTCTTGATCTGGTATAAGAACACCATCTACATCGTAAACCTTAATCCTTTCTGACTGTTCGGGTATACCACCAAACTCAGTAGTATAAGCAGTATTCTGCATATCTGTACCGGACACTACAACATAAGGTGCACACTGTCCTGTACCTGATACCACTGTACCAGAATCTAAATATACCCATCCGCGGCCACGTTCAGTAGGATTAGGAGCAAAACCATCTGGCTCCAAGCACCATTCAGTAAGAGCTTCATACACCAAGAAATCTGTATTACAAAATTCTTCAGTGTCCATCTTTTGTAATGGCGCCAGCTCCTCCAACTCTATGAATTCGAACAGTCCTACGTGCTTGAGGTGATAATACAAACTCAGGTCTTCTTTACGTAAACTTCTCATTTCTGAGCCATGGAAAGTGTAACCCATTATCTAGTCTCCCTCTTCCTAACTGTGGTAATAGCCTCGTTAATCCAATCTTTTATATTCTCTTGAACATATTTATTGGCCTCATCAAAAATATCTATTGGCGGTTGGTTTGAAAATGGGAATCTCACCATAGAATCTTTTGGATAAGTTTCTGCCCATCTCCTTCTTATATCACCTGTAAGTCTTACTATATATATTCTTTCTTTTAAAGGAACGGTTTTATCAAACGGCTGTATTGCCGGCCGCTTACTATACATAGCTATGTATTGCTCCTCATCTATCTCCACAAAGATGCCAACTGTACCCTCTACTATGTCCTCAATTATTCTAAGCTTGCCCTGATTCCAATCAAAATTATCAGTTTCAGGTGTTGTAAATTTAACCTGGCCATGACTCATATCAATATACTCAAAGTCCATAAGAGCCTGTTGAAACTCATCTCTATAATATATAGGGTTGGTCTTAGCCTTTCTATCAGTTACACGGCCAGTTAATTCTATATCATATACCTGTAATATAATATTTTGTATAGTAGGTATATAATAGGTCTCTAAATTAAACGCGTAGAGCTCCTGTATCATCTTATTTAGTTCTTCTGCTTTCTTGTGTACTAATTTCATTACTTTATCCTGGGCCATTATATGTAATCCTTTATGATTTCACCACTGTCTATACTAGGCTTCTCTGTGGTGAAAGCTGTTATAATTAGTACTGCCTGTGTTCCTAGCCCTCTCAATATAGGTGGTTTAGATAGCTTACATTCTACACCATCTACTATTAGTCTATCACTGTTTTTGAATAGATCATAATATTTAGGATCTGTTTTTAGTTGAACCAGCGTGCTACCTTCTGTGCCGGCGGCCGTAAACGTAATAGAGTTTCTTGATCCACGTGCGCCTGGGTCCCAAGTTACAATACAGTCAGCCCAGACCTTTCTCTTGGTGGTCAAAAATCCCTGACCTCTACATACTGGACATCTACCAAATTTAAAATACTTATACCTCAGACCTTCACCGCCACCATCCTCATACTCACCTTGTTTTGTCATGGCCTCAACAGGGGTCCATTTACATTTACCAGTAGAAGTTTCAGTGAACTTATCATAGAAACAGTTCGTGCATTCCATCTTTTTAGGCTGTTTATAAACCTCTACCTTACGGCTCAGTCCTTTGATGACATTCCGAATAGCTTTCTTGTGTTTTTCTTTCACACGTTTGCTTATTCTGGTATTATGGATCATATTGGATTATCCTCTATTATTCTACCCTAACTCCTTCTATTCCCTTCATAACAAGAGATTGTACTAAGTCATCAAGCTGCTTGTTTAAGTCATCCAATAAATCACTTCTAAAATCAAATCCAGGTGAAGGATCATAAGTTGAACCTTCGTCTTTTATTACGGCACCATCCTCAATTCCATCATGCCAATTCTCTTGTTGTAAGAGCCTCTTCGAAGTGTACAGAACATATGCTTGTGTTGTAGCATTAGATGCATTAAGTGGTGGTGGTGGTGGAGAAGCATTATAAGCTTCCAAAATTTGTCTATCTGAATGCCTGAAAGTATAATACCACACATCCACACCTCTTGTGTTATCGCATGTACCTGAGCACACTATCTCAGTTGTATTAATACACTGCTCAAATATTAAATATCTATAACCATTTATAGTTGGATTAACTGTTTCATTATACTGTATTCCTCCCATAGTAATACACAGCGGCCAGCCCTTTTCATCAAACTCATACGTTAGTCCATCTGGGTGAATTGATGAGGCTGCATCTTCACCATACTCTCTATTTACATCTTTAGGATCACCTATTAGTAATCTTATTTCATCCACTACTAATTGCTCAGAATCAGTCATACTAATCTCTGGTGGATAACAAGGATCATAAAATAGATCAGCGCCTTCACCACGGACAGCTTCACTCCAACCACTCACTACCCCTGACAGAGTGGACTGAAAATATCTGGATTGATACCAGTTAATTGATGTCCCAGTAGAATCCACCGCATAATAATATGTTGTATTAGGTACTAGTGAGATATAAGAAAGATTACCATTAACCACTCCAAGATCTGTAAGAGGTGCTGCATCAGACATAACCTCATCGGTAGCCCTTTGGATCTCTATCCTATCGTATACTTGTATTACCGTATCAACGTTGTCGACTATAACTGTTAATCTTATTGCCATCTTTTATCAACCCCTTTATAAATTTACTGGCGGTGTAAACGCACGCATTGCTGGTCTAACATTTATTCGCGCAGCTTTCATACTAGGTGTGTTAGTTAGATCAGCTTCCATTTCTGGTCTACCTACATCAATTACACCTCTCAGAGTAGCGCCCACTACAAATTCAATATCATCCAAATAGAAACCATTGCTGCCTACAGACGTATATGTGAGTCTTCTAACATCTATTGGTGCTGTTAAACCAAAATCCTCTAAAGGAATCAATACACGTTGCCACGTATTTAACTGGGTTTCATCAAAATAATTACTAAGTATCACGTAATTACCATCCTCAAAGGATAACCGTACTTCTGTGCCCCACTCCTTTAGATTTATATTCATACTAAGTAGATCATAATCATCTACATTAACATCGTACGTACTTTGAAAATATATATTTTTATTGTTTACAAAGTTTGTAGCATCTAGACCATTTGTACCATTTCCAGCGTCAGCATATGCTGCTTCTACGCCATGACTTGTATGGGCCCAATCTCCACCTGAATCTGCTATACCAGTACCATTCCAGACAACCAGAACACATTCCTCTATTCCAGACGGACATGGGGCGTCTATCGCTATCACTTCATAATCGCTTGTAGTTGCTCCGCCTCCATATACATAAGCTTCTGCTTTAAAATAATTGGCTTCTGTGAAACAAATAGTTTTCTCTTTCTGATCCAGGCCAGTAGGACTTGTCCATACTAATTCCCAGGGACCAGAAGAACCAGAAGATGTGCTCCTTGATATCTCCCAATCATAACCACTAGTTGTTCCGTCATCTGATGTACCAAACACTGTTAATTCGTAATAACAATCCTCTGCTATAGCCACTACTGTTGTTTCAATAACTAGATTTTTTAATTCACAAGTCTCGTGATCAGTCCAACCATCATTCCAATTAGCACAAAGCTGTGTAGTAACATCATCTGATACTGGAGTGTTGGTGTATATGTAAGCATGATCCACATTATCTGCAGTGTGTATGTTGCCTTCATCATTCCATGTCCAATCGTACTCCTCACCAGCACCGGCTGTACCCACCCTGCTGTAATTGGTGGTTAGATTGTTGAACTCAACACTGTCTGGTATTGGCACTGGGTTTGGTATCTGATCAAAATCCACTATCGGGCCGGCAAAAAGATCCTGAATAAAATCCTCATCGTAGGTGACGATTTGATCATCGAACCCATCATTCCAATACACCACTATATCCACATTATGGGTCCCAGGGTCCGTGAATGCGCCAGGAGAAGCCGCATGACCATACCAGGAGGTGCCAGTACCCTCTGTGTGAGGTATGATGTCTAACACTGTACCACTGATTAATGTATGGGTATCATCCGTTATATCCCAGTCTATATTGTAGATTCTGCTGTATGGATTAGTACCGTCATAAATAAATGACACAGCAGTATCTGGTATCTCTATGTGATTATCATTATCAGTGTCTTCTACTCCGCTTATACTTGGAGTTGGAGCTGGATATTTCATTCTTACATTGTGAGTACCAGTTACAGTTCCGCCACAGTGATCTTCTATCACTATCTGAATTGTAAAATCACCATGGATTGTCCACGTGTGAGTTCCTGTTGATGCATGCGTTAAATCGTTATCTTGGAAACCATCATCCCAATCATAGTGCGTCAGTCTAACATAATTTACAAAGTATATGGGCATGCTATTCCATACATGGTAATGGCCCATGGTGGTACCTGACCAATTCCAATAATGTTCATCATCGCTATCATTGGTAGTGGTGTAAGGTACTCCTACTGTACCAGTAACTACTGGAAAGCTCCAATCAAGATTAGGTAAGATATTTTCTTTAACTTGTGTTGGGTTGGTATATGTACTTGAACCATCCAACTCTATTTCAAATGCGCCCCACTCATCTAACAACCAACACTCTTGGCCCATTCTAGTACCGCCGCGCCAGAAAACTACAATTACCTTATCCCCCACAGCAGCATTACCATCTTGAGTAAGCCAGTCCCCATCGCCTAGATTTATGTTCCAATAACCAGAGGCTTCCACGGTTCTTTCGAAATTCCACTTTGATTCTGAAGACCCGGCATTAACCTTATAAAAATACGCGTGATATTGCACATTGGCATTGCTCATTGTGCCATCATTAAGGGAACAGAAACCATCAAATGTTATATTAAGCGCCATCTATTATTGTTCTCCCCATGTAATTAAATAAGGTCCGTTGGGATCTATTATCTTAATCCAAAAACCTGATATTTCGTGGCTGCCACTATCGTTATATACTAATTGAAAATTATGAGGGCTAGAAGTCGGCGTAGACCCCACAACATAACTAAAGAAAGCCTGCTCATCTCCAGTATATGTATTAGCCACTTCCACTATCCCACTTACAGTTGTATATAGATCTTCTATTTGATCCATTACGTAATTCTCTACTTTTGCCGTTGTAATGTCATCATGTACATGCTCATGTGCTGTACTATCCCAATAACCATGTGTAATAGGTATAGCTATCAACTGCCAACCTAATTCTAATTGAATAGATCCAAAACCACCTATACCACTTACAGTGGCGGCCACACACTCAGCTAAATCGTAGCCGGCCCAGGCTATGTAGCGCATGTCCATTGGCATTAATTAGGATCTCCCATTTTATACGGAACCGCATCTGATATATCTTTATACCACGCGTATGCGATGCCACTTGTAGTTGTGGTTGCCCATGTAGTATCTTCATCTCTCTTAATCAAAGTTATAACATAATCTGTATTACCCAAAGCTACCTTCCTAACTGATTGATCTGGAGTGATAAGAGCGTTTTCACGTATTACATCTTCTACTGAGATATTGTAATGTCTGTTTTGTTTCTCGAGATCATAGATGCTTTCCGGGTTGACGATGACCTCTTCTGTGTTGGCTATAAAGCCAGAGCAGGTGGCGTAGATAACATACTCCCCTGCCGTAGGAATAGACTCCTCGGATCTATATATTCCGGGCTCTACCGCTGACTCCGGCAGAATACCTGTTAACGGACTATTCAGCGGCGAGTCATCCATCTCTCTTATGTCGTAATATACCGTCTGTCCCGATGCCAATTGCCCGGTGTTTTCGTCTATCAGCGAGACTAAGATCGGAAATATTTCGTTTTTGTCAACCCTTATCATAAAAACTTTTCCTCGCTATCCTATTTTTTAACCTACTACGGTCTGTTTGGTTACCCAATCAGCGCCGTCATATTTTTGATGTATAAAATCGTCGCCGGAAATTCCCATTCTCCAAGAACCAGCCGTTGTGGTGTCTCCAAAATACATAAAACTATCTTCTGGTATTTCTACTCCAGATACTACTGTTTCAAATTGTTTCTCCCCTGCGTGATAAAGTTCAGCTGCTCCGTCTGGATCAAGCTTCATCATGTCTGTTGGGGTGCTTCCGCTATTATATCCAGTGAATATTAGGTATTCTGAATCCACAATACTATCAAATGAAGTGAATCCACTTGTCTTTACTATATGAAACTCACCATAGGTCGAGCTAAAAATTTGCAACTCGACTACAGCCGGTCCTTCGACGCTGGTGTTTCCCTCTGTTGCAGTTAATGCAACTGCGTTAGTTGCACCCCTAACCGTGATTCCAGCAGAGTTAGCCATTAACGGGTTTCGAGAAACGCCACCAGAATTCTTAACATAAAAATAATGATGGGAATTATTTATACTGGCTGTGTACGAAATGATTATTCCTGATGAATGCGAAATCTGAAGACTTTCGGCCCCAGCATCGTCATATATTTTAACCCCCGCTGAAACTGTTTCGAACATCTTGGTGCCAGCATAATAAAGTTCAGCTGCTCCGTCTGCGTGTCCAATTATGAGGGTTCTTTTCGTCCCTCCAGTATCCTCACCTGTAAGCTTAACTCCACTTCCATGAACATAATTATCAATAGAAACATAGGTGCCTTCGTGACCAAATTTTGATTGATTACCTCCACTATTTAGAAGGAAGCCACCTGTCTGACCTCTAAATATTTCACCGTTATTATGATAAATACTGACGCCACTGTTTCCGTCAGCAGAAATCATTAGAACTTCTGTTCCGGTTGTCTGTTGTTCTGTGTAGATTTTAACACTTCCACCGTGATTGGTATTCTTAATTTCCAGATGACCACCGGTCGCAGCATATGCTATAGTTGAGATATCAGTGCCATCTGTAAGACTTACTCCTCTCAATGTGGCAGTGGCCTTAACGTCAGTACCATTATAATACAAAGACTCTGGGTTATGTACACTGCTCACAGCACCACTTATCTGAGTTTCAAACTCAGAATAAGTTATAGTTTTAGTCTTTTCTGATCCACCTTCATCTATATCATAAGCCAGCAATAAATCACTATCAGCCAGTGTAGATAGAGTAGAAAGTTGATTCATTTGTTTAGCGGGCATAATTATTCTCCTTTTATAATGCTAATAGTTCATTTATTTGTGATTGTAAAGCTCCTGATAATGTTGTTATCAAAGCATCCACCTCTGCTTGTGTATACAGAGCTTCTCCGTTTCCGTATAAAGCATCAGCATATATCGAACCTGTGCCGGATATAGTTCCATCCTGGAAATTTAAAGTTCCACTTGTGACAAGATTAACATGGACTTCATTATCATGTTCTGACTCTGTTAAAACGTCAGCATCTCTCATCTGGTCTGCTCTAAGTAAAGCTCTTGCCATTAATCTCTCTCCCACTCAAAGATTGTTTCAAAATCACTATCGTATCTTAAAGACTCATCATCAATATCATCTGGTTCTATTGCGGCCCAACTTAAACCACCAAATCTTACACCAGCTACTGAGTCATAACAGAAGGCTACTAGACTTGAACATATCTGTTGTTCTGGATCTTTGATGCGTCGAGAAAAGTAGTTGTTACTAAATAACTGGTCAAATAATTGCAAGCCTATTCTGATCCAACTATAGCTCAATCCCACCATACTCTTGGCTTTATCTGCCATCTCTTGACGTTGCTCATCTGTTAGATTTTTGTGTCTGATTATTTTATATCTTTTGAAATCTTCAAATCTTTCTCTTGTTATGTTTATCTCAACCTTAAGTAGAGCTTCCACACAACACTCATCATCTATCACTATCATAACATGCTGGTACTCTACTGGGTCTTCCTGAAAAAACCTTAACGTGGCAAGGATGGCTTTACTAAACCAACTATTCTTATCCGCTGTTATGATTATATCCGCCGGCTTTAATATCATTAGGGAGTATCTCCTGGTAGCAACACAGTTCTATGTCTGTAACATTCAAAGGAAGCATACCCTTTAGAAGTATTATCCCCTGACACTGTTGTTATATGTCCTACTATATACCAGCCTACCGGAATAGCACTTACAGCCGCGCCTTCAGCATTCAACTCATCTCCCATGGGGCAGTCTCCATACATATGCTGCTTGTTGACGTAAGATACAAATACTGTATCCGTAGCTGCATAAGAGTACATATCTGTGCCTGGCAAACCTAGTGCTGATGCTGGTATAGATCCATGTGCATTGGGGTAATAATTACCTGCAGGTACCACTACCTGCATGTCACAATATTCTCCCCAAGGCGCATCAAAGAAATAAAGCGTGCCGTCTTTCAGATATATAGGATCTATGAACTCAAGTTCTACGTGCTTGGTTTTATAACCATCCGGCGTAACATAATAATCACACTCTACCACGTCATCATCGTTTGAGAAATCCCAACATAAACGTGTGCCATCTCCTATACCAGATGCCGTATCTCCCGCCATAGTAAAATAAGTCTGGGTGTCTAAAGGTCTTGTGTCGGCCCTGACTATAGGACGGCCGTCGGCCATAGATGGGCCCTCTTCTGGGGGAGCATCAAAAGCCAACCGCAGCGCCTTAAGTTTAGTTAGATCATTTACCCCGTCGTTTAAGATAATATTATCCTGTTCTATATGATAAGGAACATCAGAATCAGATATTTCTTTTCTAGTACAACTAACTAATAAGTCTACCTGCCCCCCGGCAGGAACTTGTATACTTTTACCAGCGTTTATATATATATTAAGTATATTTTGTGAATCTTGATTCTTAGCTATCAAATTCATTGTTATGCTCCTTTATGTTTTTAATGTGACACTAATCTGCTTCGGATTACCTTGGGTTCCTGGCAGAAAATCCAATGCTTTATTTGAAATTCTAATGTCATCGTACCATACCTCTAAAAACTCAGTTTGATTTAACATCATTCCTAAATAAATATCTTCCATATTATTAGTAAGTACATTCTGATAATCAGATGTTAATGTTTCCTGGTCTACAACAGTACCATTAAAAATAAGTTTAATTACATCCGAAGTTATTACTACTCCTACATGATACCAGGTATCTGATACTATGACATCTTCTCTAGAAGTTAAAGTTCTAGAAGTAGATGCTCCATGGTAAGTAATAGATATATTTTTTGTAGCGGATAAATACTTTATTATAATCCCGCCCTCAGTATCATAATCTCCTTTACTAAAAATTACTCCGCCTTGCTCTCTATCTATGGCTATCCAACTATCAAAAGTGAATTCTGTTGTTTCTAATGCAGAATTATGTATGATCCTTGACCAATCATTATCACTTCCTTCATGAGATAAAGAATCAGTACCGTATTTAAAAAAAGTAGAGTCAATTTTCCAATATGATCCAGTAGCTTGCTGTACTAAGTTAGTAATTGTGTCTGAAGAATCTTCTACTATACTACCAGAAGTCTCATCAAAGTGCCATAATCCTAAAGTATTAGAATCTTTAACAAATTGTGATACTATTTCCGAAAAAGTAGTTTCATACCTTCTAGTATCAGATATTCTAAATTCAGTTATAAGCCCATCAAATTCTTTGTCCATGTCTCCAGGCAAAGCCGCACTATCATTACTTTTATTCTTGGCCCCTAATACTATAGGATCTAGTGTGTCAGTAAGCCCTACAGTAGTGGCATCCGAAGCTATTTCCTCACCATCTAAAAATAGTTTAAAACCACCAATTCCAAATACAGCAGCTATATGATACCAGGTTCCGGTGGACAAAACACCCGCTATAGTTTTATCTGAAAATACATTCTTAAACTTTATCTTTATATCATCAGAATTTTGCCATATTCTAAAACAATTGTCTGGCTCTGGATCTGATGTCTTTGAAAATAATTCCCTATCACCAGCTGATACGTCATTGGTATTAAAGAAAAATTCCAACGTTATGTCTTGAATAGCGTAATTCTTATGATGCATGAATTCTATAAAATCATCAACACCATCAAAAGATGCTGCGCTATTAAATATCCCAGAAGCATTTAGATCCACCCCACCATGCGTCCTACCATTAAAACCCCTCATTACATTTACACCACTACATGTATTAGTTACATTTCTATTTTCCTTAAGATCCCCATCTACTGGAAAAAGCATCAAAATATCATTGTCACAAACTGCCGGGGATTCTATATCTATTATTGTAATCCCAGATGGAACTGTTCCAGAACATGAAATACCAACATTTATTATATCACCTGATGCATAACTAACTGGTGAATCATAAGTATCTATAATAGATAAGGTGCCTGATGATAGTACTGTAGATACAACAGGTATATCATTCTTTACTAATTTATATATAGTAGTAACATCATTATTGGTTCCTATTGAGTTTATAGATATAGTAGATATAGAACCAGGATCAATCATCTGATAACCTATTTGGTGACCGCCTGACCCTTTCAAATATTGACAAGATGCTATGCCATTTGGATCACTATAACCAAAATGAAAATAATTTATAGACTCTCCAGACTGTCCACTAACCGTGGCAACTAAAGCATCTACCTCAGCCTGGGTGTATTTATCTATCGAATCTTCGGTAAAATGTATCGTACTATCAGCAGCATGGGCTTCTTGAATACCAGAGTTGGTTGCTATATTTAAAGCATTTGTATCTGTGATACCTGACACTGTTGCTAGATCTATATTAGTAGCGTAATCGCCTGCTGGTTGAAATCCTGTATGTCCACTACTAGCATAATCAAGGTTATTTAATTCGTTATGGTCATCTAGTTGACCACTGATTGTTGTTATCAAGGCATCAACTTCGGCCTGTGTATATTTATCAAGATCTGTGATGTCACCTTCAACATGAAAATGATTGTCTATCTGGTCTTGGAGGGAACCTGATATTGTATCCGTACCACTTATAGTATAATATAGATCATTGTGATCGTGTGAATCATATTCTATCGCCACCTTTAAACGCCTATCAGCATTCACTTCAGTAATAGACTCTAGGTCATCGTCTACTATCCTTATAGAACTAGCATCCTTCAGTGGTTCTCCTGTGTGGGCTGCTAATACTCCACTTAAAGTAGTCTGTTCGGCGCCAGACAATGCTACCTTAAACCAAGTGTCGCAGTCATCGCCTCCTTTATTAATATAATCTAACGCTATGGTTATATTAGATAGTTGTATCTCTTCTGTTAAAGCGCCACTATCCACAATACCATTTAAAGTATCGTTAGTTATTGAATAAGTGTATTTAATACTCATCTTATATCCTCCAAAGTTCTAAACGTGCTCTTCTTATTAGTGCTTCTTTTCCATTTTTTGAACTGGAATAGTCCAAATCTATATCATGTGGGGCTCCCGTCAAACTTACCCTCTTAAAACCAGTTGCCGGGGCCCATGAACTTACCTTAGTAGGCTGTTCCTTATGCTCCATTAAAGTAGTTGTGTCATCTATTTGTAATTGAGCCTTAAACTCAAAGTTTCCATCCTTATACCGCCATTCATAATACCACATAACTATATACGTACCAGCATCAGTAGTTGATGACAGTCTCAGCTTCTGTTGAAAATTAGTGTTGGTGGTGGAAGATTCATCCTCACTATTAGCATCATCATATCCGGCTATGCCGTCTACATCTGATGAATCTATAAATTCTATTCCACTTTCTGTAGTCAGGACTCTTAAATATTTACCAGCCTCGCCACTATAAGTAGTTGGAGTATCAAATAATGTAATAAAATTATGTGAATGTCCTATTGGTAAATGAACTTCTGGATCATAAACTGGATCATTGTTTGATACTATGTTATCGAGGGTGGTTACCTCTGGTCCAGATAGTGCTGATAAAAACCATATAGACACAGCATCGTTATCTAGAGACATATAGTCTAACTCTACAGATATCGATGAAGCTTCTATCTCCATAGACAATGTTCCTAGACTTACTTCACTTCCAGGAAAATCTGTTATATCATATATATATTCTACAGACATTACTTCCTCCAACACTACTCAATAATTACTAATCTCTTAGCTGATATAAAAGCTTCTTTCATATAAACAACTCTATTCTTCTTTCCAGTAGCATAGTCTAAATCTATAGTATGGGCATTACCATCCAACTCCATTACAAAAGTACCAGATCTTAATCTCCATGCCGCAGTACCGTGGGCAAAATTATATAATTCTTCAAGGGTCTGCTGCACAGCAATAGTACCATCTATCAATAATCTAGTTTGATAAGGTATACCACTATCATCAGAAGATTGTAAACAAGAGTGTATAATTTCATAAAATCCAGGCTCAGACGATGATATAGCCAGTGTAACTTTTGTTAGAAAATTTAGAGACGTAGTAGCGCTTAAACCAGGACTAGCCACATAAAAAGCTTCCACCTTAGCAGCAGTAACAAGCTGTGATACATCTGTAAATTCTAAACCAGTTCCACCTGAAACTACTGTTACTGACATACCACCATAACCGCTATAAGTTGTGGGAGTATCACCTAAATCTAAAAAATCAATTTCAGATAGTTTAATTACTTCATCATTAGGATCGTATTGTACCACTAAAGTTCCACTGGCCGTGGCTCCAACATCTTCCTTAGATTTTACTCCGCCGGCGCCTATTGGGATGCCTTGTAGATACGTTGCATCGTGAGCACTCAGAAATATCTCAGCCCTTTCGATAGATAAGTCATACCCCTCTATATTAAGTACTACCTCACCATTAGCTATATATCCATCTATGTCTTCTGACGCAATGAGTCTATGAACTGGAAATAAGTATGTTATATCCCGCGTGCCAGATGCCGGTATATATATACCTGACAAATCCGATATCGTAATACCGCTATCTGTGGTGTTCTTTAAAAACGTATTATAAAATTGAACTGCCATTAGGCCTCATACCTCCATCTCACTTCCAAAGTAATAATAGGATCTCTAGCCCTAGATCCAGCGGCAGTACAGAACATCTGTACTTCATCCAAATGACCCAACTCCACATTTAATGAGACATCAGTATGTGTATTACTTGTCATAGAAAAACTATGTACAGTGACAAGATTACTGTGTATCTCATATGATTTAGAAGTATTACTACTAGTCGGACCTTGATCTGCGGACACTGATATTACAGTAGCGGGTCTGGCCATATTATAATGCGCATAAGCATCCACTACATTACCTACTGATAAATATAAACCATCTATATTTCCAGAATAAGTAAATAAATAATTAATTATAGAAGTGGATAACCAACTGCCCCTAACCTCATCCCAGTAATATATAATATCATCATCATTGTTATACCACAATACATCAAAGACGGGCGGTGGAGTTGTACCACTTACAACAGTACCTGACGGATACTTAACAAAATCTATTCCAGTTGCTGTTTCATTTACTTGTAAGGTGTAGCCGGCTGTGCCGGTGTAGGTAGTAGGTGTATCTATTAGCTCTATGAATTCATTCTGATTCTCTATATCAATCTCTAAATCATCTATTTGATCCTGTAAGGTGCCGGAAGATTCTGTCAACTGGTCGAACCTTACCATTTGATGAGGCTGAGCCGCACGTATACCACTGACAGTGGAATTGATGTACAGCTCGCCGCCATCGTAGCCCATTTGAATAGTATCAGCATCATCGAAATCTATATGTTCTCCAGTTTCGAGATCCAAATTATCATTTCTAAACTTGGCCATTTATTACCTCTTAATTAAATTGTCCATAAAATGCATGCCATTCAAGTACAAAATCATCTGAATCAATTTTACCAGAAAAATGTGTAGTAAAACCAGTACCAGCTTTGACTCCCTGAATAGTACTATAAATAGAAGGTGTACCATCAACCTCATTGGTCAATGTAGCCACTACTGTATAGTCATCATCAGGCCAGGCAGTACCAAATACAACAGCCTGATCTCTTGCATTATCAAGAACTTCTATTCTACCCCACTTCTGATTTTCGGCATAAATATTTCCAGTGTAAATATCACCAGTACCAGAAATGGTACTGTCTCCATAATTAATACCACTATTAACGGTCATAGTCTCATTGAATGTGGTGCCACCATTGAAAATAGTGTCGCCCTCATAAATCTTTGATCCCGAAATAGTTTGATCTGTATTCAAAGTAACATAATTATCTAATTCTTCATAAATAGTACCAGACAAAGTGTTTATTTGATCGTCGACATACCATCTAGTAGTTAGATGATAACTTTCACTAGGATCAATACCGCTGATGGTTCCTGTGAAACCACGGATTCCAGTATGTAGTATATACTGTACATGATCATCACCACCAAGACCAGTTAGGTCGCCATGGTCTGTAATAATTTGATCAACAATAGTACCAGATACTGTATCAACTAAATCATCTACGTACCATCTAGTAGTTAGATGATAACTCTCTGTGGGATCAATACCACTCACAGTACCAGTAAAACCTCTAGTTCCATCTACCAATACGTAATGCATATGATCATCATCGTCTAGTCCGGTTAAATCACCATGAGACGGCGTGAAACTTATCATCTGGTCATATCTTACCAAATGATAATCTTCAGTAGCCCGTTCTCCTGCTACTGGAACTGTAATTACTAACTCATCTACCTCAGCAATAATTGTAGTTCCCGAGCCTGGGAGAGTGGTGTTATACCCGGAAATGGTGGTATAACCCATGAAAGGCTTTTCTGTTCCAACAGTTGTCACTGGATAAACTGCTGGATTAGAAAGTGTGTCGTCGCCAAATAGAATTCGTTGCTCTTCTTGTAGAAGAAGATTAAGATCTTTAAACTTGGCCATTTTTTTTCTCTCCTTTTAGTATACTTTTTTTATCTAAAAACTTCCCATTCTAGAATGTAATTATTTGTGTCTATTTCTCCTGAAAAAAAGACGGCAAATCCGTTGACTGTCTTACTCCCGACAACAGAAGAGTAAACTGATGGGTTTCCGTCCGATGTTACTAATTCAATATTAATGTTATAACTTACATCTGGTAATGGAGATGGGAAGACTACGTTTTGGCTCACGGCATTCAATAGAACTGGGGTGGCTCCGCGGTAGCTTGGGTCATAACCCGAAGTATCTATTTCATATGTTGCCCTCAGATTTTCATCTGATTCAGGCGCATCATATATTAGTGTTATTTCATTATCTCCTGTCTGTGTAAAATCATTGGGCGCGTGTAAAGCTTGTCCATTTAGATGAAGATCAATTCTATCCCGCCTATAATTGTAAGTGGTATAGAAAACTTGGTTAGATCCATTAAGAGTACCTGATATAGTATCAGCTACTATAGTTCCGTTGCGGTATATTTCCTGCGCTGCCGGAAGGGCTATTTTCCTTAATATAATCATCTACTTAGTCTCCATAAAAACATAGCCAAAAAAGTCGATAATATACCACTGTCTCCTAAAAGCAGATAGTTTATTTCGACGCTGATTGGCCATAGTTCTCTCTCCTTTATGGTCTTTTCGCCTCGTTACTACGCTCTTTCAAAATCTATTTCCTGTCCTGCGTAGCCCGGTGGACAAACTTAACTGTTTAAAATCAGCTGCGTCCTTTAAATCTTATCGTCTATTACTGATTGAAAGTTCCTGAATTCTCTTCATCAAAATGCGTCGTAGACTGTCTTTTCCAGTACGCTGCTTAGCAACGTTTTCAGAGTATTTGAGCAGTTGGATATCATGTATCTTAGGTATAACCTCTCTGGCTGCCCTGACTGATAAACCCACTATCTCATCTATACTCATGTCTGTTGGGACAATCGGTGCCACATTCTCCCCCCTTGATTTATCCGTCTTTACGACGGTAGATCCCTGTACCTGTACTTCCTCCTTTATTTCTTTTACTACTGGAACCTCTTCTTGAGGTTTGTCTTCTTCTGTAAAAACTTGCCATCTGTTAGGATCACGAAGTTTTACTTCTTGCAGCCATTTGACAAAATCTCTTCCCTTCTTGATGTTGTGTCTTTTACCATACTGTTCGTATAGTTCATCCAGAGGAATCTTTGCTCCTGGAGCCACCGATCTCTTCATCGTGTGTGACCACAGGTGTGTCATGTTCTTTACGTAACCTTTCATATTCTTCTCCTTTGCTAGTGAAATCTAAATCCCTTGGCCTTTTCTCATCCAACCAATCTATAGTAAAGTGTAGTACATTAGACAATCTGTGTATTACTAAAACTATAATAATAAAATTAAAAGAATTAGTTAGAAAAAATAGAGCAAATAATACCGCGCTCCACACAGATGTACAATAACCACAATCTAATATATCATGAATAAAACTAAAAAACTTTACCTGCCTCCGTTTATACAGAGGCTCCTTGATAAAACGTACGGAAAATTCTGATTTGGTAATAAGATTAGTAGCTGCTTCCGTAGCAATAACAGCTAGAATCATATCTAATAATGTTGCAACTAAAAATTCCATAATTCTTTCCTTGAGATATCTTACTCAACTAAGAGCAAGATATCGTACAATCCATATTTTTATAGTGAGCGGTCAATGACGCCCAGTCCGAGGTTTCTCGGATCTAGACATGCGAAACCAATTTCTGCCCATCCAAAGAAACCTTGTTTCTGGACACGTAGCAGAGTTGGATCGTCATGCGCTTCATATTCTTTACGGATCGGCATAACCAGTGAATCATTCACGGTAAGATCAAATGCCATTACCTGAGTTTCTCCCAGTGTAGCAACAGTACCATCAGCAGCGGTCAAATTAGGATTATCAAGTGTATAACCATTATAAGTGTTACCTACGCCAGTCACAAACTTTCCAAATTCTGAACCATAACCATTGATATTGTACAGACCGGTTGCTCCCAGATGCTGTACTTCATGCAATGCGACATTCCAAATACTACCCATGCCGGCTGCCTGAAAGATCTCACGCCTCGTTACAGGATCGATATCTGTATCGGTCCATTCACGAATGTCTGCCGCATCTTCTGGAGATACGTACAGATCGGTAAGTGTTCTACCAATTCTCTTAAAACCAACCATCATCTTATTGATGAGTTCCTTCGACAAGTAACCAGCACCTGTAGAAGCAGGATTGATTTCATAAATTGGCGCTGGGCGAGAACCCAACAGACCCTTACCAGAGAAAGACGAAGTCGCTGCGGGCATAATAACGCGCCAGCCACACTCTTCCTCGTAGTTTGCCAGATCTTTAGCTACACGAGCTGCCGATCTTTGAGCAATATCAATTCGTGAATCACGTGCGTATGTTATCTTCCAATCAGCGGAAGCATTTATAGCAAATGTTGGAACATAAACTTCTTCTCCAATACCTTCGATGAAGTTCTGAGCCATGTAACCCAATCCAGGTAAAACCCAGACAGGAATCTCAAAGTCCTCAGCGACCGGATAAACGGCCTGAGCACCTGGAGCCAGTCTCTCCACAGCAAACATGCTGCGCATAATAGACTCTAGCTCGATCTTCTGAAGGATGGGAGTTGTGATAGCGGCCGCGAATGCCCTAAAAGCTGCCTCGCCCTCTGGTCCGGCTTCTGCGGTTGCTCTAAACAGTTCTTGCATTTCCTTTAGTTCCATGTTTACAACTCCTCCTATGAGTATTATAGTTTAGGAAGCACTTTCGTGCCTTAATCCCCTAAAATTTTAAAAAAAAATCCGACTTAGACCAAAATTTTGATTCTAATCGGATACAGTGTAGTGTTATTGAAATTAGCTTGACACTTGGCCTCGCTAGCGCCCTTAACTACCACGCCTACCTGACCACCGGCAACTCCTACAGTGCCTAAGCCTAAGCAAAATGCACCATTGGCTTTATCAGTAGCAGGTGTTCCTCCAGAAGCATTGGTACCATTATTAGTAACCTTAGCTTCATCGGCTGCGGCAAATAACGCCTGGCCTGGAACCATATTATCATCGATAACACTGGCAGTCATTTTACAGGTATAATGTACGGTATCCCAAATACCTAAATGAGCAACGCCTAGCGGAGCTTCTTTGGTACCCGCGATATCACCATTACCATCATAACTTGGCTGTGCAATAACATCACTAGAACCCAGGTCGCCTGGCATCATAAAGCCAGTTGGATGTACCTGATGGTATCCCATCTTCACCTTCTGC